TTAATGCCGCCGCCTGCGTCCGTTTTAGCCGCTTTCCCGACCGCCACAAAACAGGAGGATGCCATTTCCGCCGAAGGCCCCAAGTTGTCCTTTACGGCGGTTGAAATGTTACCAACAGACCCGGAAACGGCCTTGTCCGCCGTATCAAACTTTGTGGATGCGTTTGACGTCAACCCGTTGATCTTTTTATCCACATTGTCCCGGATATCACCCCATGTGGTTTTGATCTTCGTTCCAAGGCTTGAAACAACGTCCCCCACGGTTTTTTTCATGCCGTCAAACTTTTCTTTCGCACCTGTCGCAATGTTTCCCGCCGCCTTTGCAATTCCGTCTTTTGCGGTGTTAAATGCGTTTGCAACATCCGTTCCCAACTGTTTAGCGGCGTTTACGGCGTTTGTGGTGATCTCGTCAAATTTCTTTTTCGCGTCACTTGCAAGGTTCGTTATTGTGGTTGTTACGTTGTCCTTGATCTCTGTGAACTTCGTGTTGATACTGGTTCCCAAGTCCGTGAACAGCGTTTCTGCGTTCGTTTTCAGCTCCTCAAACTTTGTCTTGATAGCTGTTCCAATATTCCCCGCCACGGTTTCAAGGGACGTTTTCGCCGCGTTTAATTTGCTTTTCAGCCCTGTTCCCATGTTGCCAAAAACCGTTTCAGCGTTCGTTTTCAGCGTATCGAATGCGGTCTTGATTCCTGACCCGATGTTCCCGGCAACCGTTTCAAGCGCCGTTTTTGCCGCGTTCAGTTTGCTCTTGAGGGATGTTGCCATACCTTCAAAGACTTCCGGGGCGGCTGATTTAAGGGCTTCAAACTTCGTTTTGATGGCTGATCCGATATTCCCCGCCACTGTCTCCAGTGCGGTTTTAGCGGCGTTCAGTTTCGATTTGAGGGACGTTGCCATATTCTCAAACACAACAGGAGCCGCCGCTTTCAGTTCTTCAAACTTGGTTTTTATATTCGTACCGATGTTCCCGGCAACGGTGACCAATGCGGTCTTTGCGGCGTTTAATTTGCTTTTTAGGTTTGTTCCAAGATCCCCGAAGATTTTAACGGCGTTCGTTTTCAGTACGTCAAACTTTGCCTTGACGTCCTCGCCGATCTTTTTAGCCGCCGCTGTGACATTGGTTTTGATGTTGCCCCATGCCGTTTTTATTTTGTCCCCAAGGATCTTCGCCCCGGCCTTGATCTTGTCCCAGTTTTTGTAAATCAGGACGCCGCCCGCAACGATCCCGGCAACCACAGCGCCCCCGGCAAGGATCGGCCCCGCCGCCGTCACAAGCCCGCCGATGCGTCCGACCAGACCGCCAGCCGCACCAGCCGCGCCTATCGCGCCTTTGACCTTGCCAAAAGCGGATACAACCTTCCCGGCTCCCGTTATCGCGCCGCCCAGCCCAGTGACCAAAGGCCCGACAGCCGCCGCCGCAAGGGCGAACTTGATAATCATCTGTTGGGTGCCTTTGTCTAGGCTGTTCCACTTCTCCGCCAGACCCTTGACCACGTTCCCAACCGTTTCAATAGCGGTCGTTAAAGCAGGGGCCGCCGCTTCTACGATGGACGCGCCCGTTGCTTTGAGCGTGTTCATGATCGTGTTGACTTGGTCGAGCGGGTCAAGCGTCCCCTCAAAGGTGGTTTCTACGTTCCCGGCATAGTCTTGCAGGGAAGTCCCCATTGCTTCAAAAGATATCTGCCCTTCCCTGACCGCTTTAGCAATGGCGGGGCCTGCCTTCTTGCCGAACAGATCCATCGCAATCCTTGTTGCTTCGGTTTCTGACCCGGCTCCTTTGATCGCCGCCTCGACTTCCGCTAATGCGGTTGATGCGGGCTTGCCCTGCTTGGTGGCGTTCTGCATTGCCTTCTGTAAGCCCGTCATCACGGTGCTTGTGTCAACCCCGGACTTTTCCACATTCGCAAGGAGTGAAATAACGTCACCAGTGGACAACCCCATCCCGTCAAACGCCGCCGCATTTGCAACAATGCTGGACGTCAGGACGTCAACGTCAATCCCGGATTGCTGTGCGGCAGTGTTCAAGGCATCCAACATTAGCCCGGCGTCTTTGGTGTCTACACCCATTGCCGCCATTGCTTTCTGCACGGAATCAACGGAAGAGGTCACGTCTTTGTCGTTCAGTTCCGCAAACTTAACGAACTTGGTGGATAGGTCTTCCAGATCCTCGCCCATAAGTCCGAACCGGGTGTTGACCTCGCCGACAGCTGTAGCCGCATTTTCAAACGATGTGGGAATGGTCGTAGCGATGTTCTCCGCCGCCGTTTTCATTTCTTCCAACGGTTTCCCCGCCGCGCCTGTCTTTTTCACGATGATATCCATCGCGGAATCGACTTCTTTCCATGCGGCAACGGATGCGGCACCAACTGCGACAATAGGCACCGTTACGCCTTTGGTGATCCCTACACCAACATTTGTAACGGCTTTCCCTACGTTCTGTATCTTTTCACCCGCAAGCTGAATCTGCTGTGAAGCAACAGACCCGAACTTTTTGTATTCTTCTTTAAGGCTTTTCAGATCGCCCTCGGTCGCGATGATCTCGCGTTCAAGGGCCATTTGCTCCTCAGTTACCTCGTCAGTTGTGGAATTGGCTTTAAGCTGTGCAAGGGCCTCTTTTTCGGTTTCCAGTTTCTTCTCTGTGTCCGATATGGCCTTTGTCAAATACCCCTGCTTCTGTGTAAGCAGTTCCACGTTTCCGGGGTTCAGTTTTAAGAGCTTGTCAACGTCTTTCAGACCACTTTGCGTGGTTTTCAGTGACTTGTTTACATTACTTAGGGCCTTGGATAGTTTTGTGGTATCGCCGCCTATCTCAATGGTAATACCCGCAATTCGGCCTCCCGCCATAACCTCACCCCTTAAAATCTGTCAAAATCGGCCTGCGTTGCCAGTTCCTGATAGTTGAAACTGTCGTTGCCTGCCTCGGTGATCATGTCCATGACTTGTCCATATTCAAGGCTGTCCAGATCGGATATAGACAACCCAATCTGGACGCACCTTAAAAGATATAGACCTGTTGTCATCGGCCTTTCGGTAGGCCGTTTACTTACTTTGGGTCAACGTTGCCCGCCGATTCCCCGTTATACACATCGGCAATGTCAGACGCCGCCGCGAAAACATCCGCCGGTTCAAAACCTTCAAGCCATTTATAAAAGGATTCCATGTTGATCTTGCTCATATCCTTTTTTGCGGCCTGCATTGCCATCACAAACCCAATTTTAGCGAAAAAGTCCGTGGGGTCTGTTTCTTCTTTCCCGGAAACCTTTTTTAAATAGTCCTCCCGGAAGATCTGCTGGTATCTGTACGGTGTAGCCGCATTTGCTACCAGTTCCACGTCCTTATCGCCGATTTTGATTCTCCCATACATTGCGCGTTCCTCCTTAGATTACGGCGTGGGTGCCGTAGGTACATACACAGCGCTGTTCCATCCGTTGTAGGTGGTGGTATCCGTCTCGGTGTTGGTTTCAGCCTTGACAATGTCCTTCTGGAGCGTGCTGTCGTAAATGCTGGTTGCGGTGATCGTGGTGGTTTCGGTTTCGGGCGTCACGGAATCCTCTTTCGTGGTACCGTTTGCCGCCGGGCGGGTCGCAGTGCAGTTATACAGGACGTGACGGGTCGCCTTGACATCGCCTTCAAACTGGAACAGCAGGGCGAAATGGACAGCCTCGGCGTTCAGATCCTCGATCAGCACACCCTTTCCGTCTTCGATGTAGCCCAGAACGTCCGTCTTGAAGTCGTCCGTGATCTTTGCCATTTCCAAATCGCCCTGATAGCCGTTATTTGCATTGCCGACATAATACACGATGTTATCGGCATAGAACGGCGTAGGCTCTCCCTGCGGCTCCATGCTCAGGGAAACAGCGCCAGGAAATGCTACGGGCGTGTCATAGGTGGCAGTGCCATCCGCCGCGATGGTAGCAACGGCATAGTATACATTTTTCAAGCCGTATTTGATTTTGTTAGGCATGGATAATTACCTCCGTGGTATAAATAACCATGTACATCTGCTCAGAATCTATGTACGTTTCCTCCTTAGAGAAAACCACATCATTCTGCGCAAGCACACTTTCAACAGTTCCTTCCAGCGCAAAATCCTTATTGTCCGTGTACAGTTCAATAATCAGCTGATCCACACGAACATAATTTGAATTATCAGCGCGAAAATCGTTATCGTTCGGATAATAAAAGCAGATAAACGGCGGGGCTTTCGCGGTCGCCTTGCTGAAATGATGATAGGCAGACGGCACCCCGATTGATGCAATCATGTTGTAGACTTCTTTTCTTGTCATACGCTCTGCAACCTTTCGATTGTTCTGTCTACTATTTCATCATTTAGCCATTCCTCAACAGGCTTAATATGCTCTATGGACGAAACCCTTCCGCCGCCACGCTTTGCGTGACCATGCTCCAACAAGTGTGCAAGCTGATATGTTCCGCTCTTGCCGTAGATTGTCGCGCCTGTTGTCAGACGTCCCTTGTCAAGTTTATACGTCCACCCCTTCGCATATTCGCCTGTTGCTCCTTTCGGGGATTCGGCCTTTAGCTTCTTGACGGCTTCTTTTGATACCTCTGGCACAACTTCGGTAACAGCTTCGACCACGTCAAGATTGTAGTTCTCAAGGTACTTTTTTACAGCCCACTCTATACTTTCTTTCGTGTTGATCCTACTGCTGTTAACTACTGCCATTCTCGCCGCCCTCCCTCTGGACGTAGACCTCCAACGTGTCGTTCCGCCCCCGGTATGTCCGATAAACCGCGTACCGTTTCCCGGCATATTCCACTATGGTTTCCCCGGCGTAGTCTCCGAAAAACATGGAAAACATAAACTCAGGGTTTAAACCAGACCGCCCCGCTTCGAAAAACTCTGAACGGGTGATGCTGTTCACCTGACAATACACCGGGCGGGATTCCCTGACGGGTTGCTCCACGCCGGTTTCGTCCTGTTCAAACGTCTCCCGGATCAGGAGGATAACGTCAGATCTGTCCATCCGTCAGCCCCCAATCCGTAAAACCAGTAGCCGTCAATAACTGCGCTTTCTGCTCATCATAGGAGATTTTCAAACGGTCGTAATCGTCAGGCTGTCCGAAGTGTAAACGGCAGTATGTAATAACCGCCTGCTTTACAATCGCCTCCAGTTCATCCGGGATCGTCACGCCCGCAATCTGCAAATCCGTCAAGGCGGCGTCAACCAAATCCGACAACTCGCTGTTAAAAGCGGTTGTCATGATCCGCAGGGACAGCTTCACAGATTCCAGCAAATTAGCTTTGTCCAGTTCCGTCATACACTGCCCTCCTGCGCTTCATATTCGGCGATTATATCCGCCTTTCGTGTCTTCGTGATTGTGTAGCCCTTTTCATTCGCCAGCGCCTTGATCTGGGCTATTGTCAGCCCGGAGACATCAGGCCCCGGGCTGTTCAAGGTGCTGTTTGTCAGTTTCCCGACCCGGTGACCTTTACAAAGTGTCCGGGAGCGGTCAGACCGATGGCAACCGCCATTCTGCCCACGATCTTGATGAGGTCGGCCTGCGCTTCGGTCAGGTCATCATACTTGATCCTGATTTCATCGCCGTTCGGGAAATTCATGTGGGCGCCCGCGAAGTCGCCAACGATCATCCACGTCTGGGATGCGGTCAGGGTGCTTGCATAGGCGGGAAGGGTGTTGTCATAGCGCACCCGCAGACCCTCAAAGGGATCGAACAGGTAGCCATTCCCGGCAATCGCCGCGATAAATGCCGCGTGGGTCTGGCGGTTCATCACCACCGTCACGTCAGACGCATCGTCTGCAAGCTGTGCAACGGCCTCCGCAACGATGGACAGCGTAGGAGTGCCAGCGATGGCAGGCACACCAATAGCGGTCGCGGTGTTGGCGGCAGGAGCGCCCACGATAGCGGCAATCAGTTCCGCCTTTGCCTTCTTTGCGATCTGGTAGGTCAGTTCATCATAGATGTAGTCAAGGAACTCCTCGCCGCCCATGTCCAGAACCTCGTCAGAAATTCTGATCCACTTCTTGATGGTTTCGGGCACCATCGTGACCACACCAAGGGTCAGCGTTTCCTCTGCCGGGGCGGCAGTGCCTTCCGCGTGGATCGCCGCCGCAGTTGCGGACAGTTCAAATCCAACCTGAAGGTTGCCCTTCACATAGGTCTTGCGTACCAGATCCAGCAGGTCAGTTCTTTCCCATGCGGTTCTGATTCTGCCCTCGATCACAACGGGCACAGGCACCTGTCCGGGGTTCCCGGATACGCTGGAATTTTTGGTCAGGATGGTTCTGCACTCGCTATCATCCCCGGTCTTGATGTAGTTGGCGAACGCATCCACATATTCGGGGAGCGCTCGGACTTCCTTGATCGTCATGGTGGTTTTTTCCTCCTCGTTGATAGATTTCTTTACGGTGCCAGCACCCTTTGCGACATTCGCCCGGATCTCTGCCCGCTTCGTTTCTGCGGCCTTTCTGGACTCCAGTTCCTCGTTGATTCCACGGACTTCTTCTTCAAGGGCGTTCAGATCCGCGTCATCATTGTCCAGCTCAGCGGCGATTGCCTGCCGTCTGGCCTCCAGTTCCTCAATGGTCATAGTCTTAAAATCCATTTTCAAACCTCCGTTAAAAGTCTGATTTTCTGCTTATGACGTGCAACCGCCGCCCGCCTTGCTTTTTCACTCTCCAGTGATGCCCGCGCACTCTCCAGTGCTTCGGACAGGCCGCGGGCCTGTATGGTTGTCTTGTCATATGCCGGGAACGTGACCGCCGAAAGTTCAAATACCCTGCGGATTGACAGGATTGTCCTCTTCGGTCTTTCGGTGTCAATATCGTCCCATTTATCGCTGTCCACCTGAAACATGAAAGACATTCCTGTAATGTCTCCACGATCCACGGCGGAATAAAGCGCCCTTGCATCTACATTGTTTTCGGTGTCCAGCGTTGCGATCATGTCCAGACCGCCGCCCGGAACCACCTTCAACTGCATTGTGCTATTTGCGGTGTTGTTTCTGCTCCGCGCCACAGGGATCATTTCCGTATTGTGGTTCACCAGAAGCCGCACGTCCCGAAGATCGGTGGCATCCAACGCACCGTCTGCAATCGTTTCGTCATACCAACCCATGTCGGTAGTCTGTCCGTAAACGATAGCCCTCCCTGATATCTGTTTCCCGCGCTCGTTCTCGTCTGCGCGGATCTCAAAGTCAAAAGACCTAATCTCCTTGTCCATCGCTCAACCTCCCTTCTGCGTCGTAGTATTCGCCGCGAATGATCCTGCTGTCCCCGCCTTCCACGGGTGGTAAATTCCAAATTTCCCGGACGTCATTGATTGACATGATCCCACGGTCAAGCAACTGTGCAGATACCGCCAGCTTGTCGGCGTTGCTCATGTACTGCAATCTATTGGCGGTTGCCATAACCAAGTTCCCTTGGCTCTGTTCCCGGAACGTGAACAACATTTTTGTCATTACGTCCGAAAACTGGATAGCGAAAGGTTCCACCGCTCCCTCGTAGAATGCCGACCATGCGTCACCGTATGCTTTATTGGTCAGGATGTCCTCGTTCACGCCGAAATACTGGAAGACGTTGTCTTTTATCTGCTTCATCTGGTCAGCGTCCACCACCCACGGCTTGACGTCAACCTGTCGGATGTCCTTGTATGTATTCGGGAACAGCAACAGCCCGCCGCCGTCAGCATCACGGGAAAGGTTCTTTGCGGTGAACCGTTTCCTTTCTTTCGCCAGATCCTCCGGCTTTGCGAAGTTTGAAAGGGTCGCCATGAACCTATATGACGCGGCACTCTTCACGCCTTCTTCGATACCCTGATTCTGGATGTTAATCAGTTCAAGGGTTGATTTTAGGGCTTTGTTCGTCTCCCCGAATAAATCGTCCTTGTACTGGTACTTGGTCAGGATGCCGCACCAAGATAACTCAACAGCGGCTTTTTCTCCCCATCCAAACTCGTATCGTAAATACGGCGTATCTCCGAACTGGACAACCTCGCACCTGTACGGCAACGGTGCATACACCCCGGACGGCTCCCCGTACTCGTCAAACACTGGCGTGATAAAAGCCGTGTTGTGTACGTCCAAGATGGTTGACAGCCTGTAGAGAAACTGTCCCCACGTTTGAAACTCGTTCGGCCCGTGCCGCAGTTTGTTTTGTAGCGCTGGCCTTGCTGAACCCTGCGTCTCCACTTTCAGCTTGGAAATATGCGTAGCCCTTGCGTTGATCGCCGCCCGGATCAGGTCGGACTCGTACACCCCGCCCGCAAAAGAAGTAAATGCGGGGGTGTACCAGTTCAGCATCCGAAAGACGCCCCCATAATCACCTTCGGGCTTCGGGCGGTTTCCAAAGATTTTCTCAAACAATCCCATGTTCTAGCCCTCGTTCTTTAATTGGTCACCTAACTCCCCATAATGTTTCTGACGCACCGTCATAGCATCCAGAAGCGCCGCACAACCATCAATGTGCAGTGTTGGTTGCAGTTTAACCAGTTTCCCGCGCCCGCGCTCCGTGCTCATTTTCACCGCGCTGTTTAACAGATGCGCTTTCAACAGATCGTTGTCTCCGATGTGGATCTTCCGATCTTCCATGATCCCCTGCGTTTCAAGGATCACGGGATACAGATTTTCTCCCTGATATACATCGTCAACATGAAAGCCGTATGCCGTCAGATCCTGTATCAAATACTGCGCGGAATAACGGTCATATCCAACCATCAACGGGTAAATCTGGTATTCCTCGACCAGATCAACCAACCATTTATAACAATCGTGGTAGTCCACAAAATTGTCCCCAGAAGGGGATAACAGCCCACGTTGGATATAGATGTTGTACGGCACACCGTCCCGCTGGATCGCGTCATCAATTTTCTCGCCCGGGAGCCAGAAGTGGGCGAACACGTACAACTCGCCGCCCCGCTCGATCACTACAACCGCCGCTGTCAGGTCGGTTGTCTGGGAAAGGTCAACGCCAGCAACACAATAACTGTTGCTAAAATCCGACAGTTGGAGCGGTTCCCCGGATGCCGCAGAAACCACGTTCGCCGGGAGCCATGCAAGGGAACTATTCTGCTTGAGGTTGCAGTATTTCGTGATAAATTCGGCCTTTTTGGATAGCGACCCTTCCGCAATGGCTATTTCCTCAAGCATAAAATCAACAGATACAGAAACGCCAAGGTTAGGGTTGCTTTTCCGCAGTTCGTTGATGTCGTTCCACTTTTCGATGTCATCAACCATGTACAGAAGCGGCAGAAGACGTTTTTCTTTGCTGTCCCCCATTAGGAACCGGGTCGACCGTTTGACGATCTCGTCATAGATCGAATCATTGATGTAGCCCGAAGTGGTACATGATAACAGCATTCCCTCGGGTCTGGCACCCATAGCGCTCTTCATAACTTCGTACTGTTTCAATCCCCTGTCGCCTTCCCATGCGGCTATTTCATCGCAGATGGCAAGTGACGGATTGAAACCGTCCGATTTTTTGGCACTGAATGCAATCTTTTTGACGGTGCTGTTTGTCCCCGGGATCGCAAGATCCGTCTGCCGATGCCGTGCAAGCATGGAATCATCATGCAGTTTCTTGTTGTGCAGATCCTTCTCCCCCAACACTTCTTTCATGTGTTGCCACTCGGGGTCGAGTGTCACCATGTGCCAAATGTTGTTATAGATGATGTCGGCCTGCTCCAGCTTTGGGGCAAGGCAGAACACCTTTGCGCCGTACCCGCCAGCAACCCGGAAGATGTAGTTGCCGATCCCGGACGCAATCAACGACTTACCGTTCTTTCTGGCGACAACCAGAACGATCTCTCGGAACTGTCTATTCCCGGTCTTGTCACAGATCCCGAAGATTGCGGCAATCATTGCTTTCTGCCAGACCTCTAATTCAAGCGCCCCGGGTGCGAGCGGCCCCTCTGTGTGGAAACAGTGCGTTTCCATCCACTCAATCGCCGCATTCGCTTTCTTTGCATCGTAGAAAAACTCTTTTTCCTCTATCCCCTTGACCAGATATTCATAGATTAGGCGTATCCAGCGCCCGACCAGATACGTTCCATCTTTAATTCCCTGATAGTATGTCAGGATGTAGTTATCTTTCGCCATTTCGCCCCATTTCGCCCCGGATCGCTCGCGTTCTGAAAAGATCGAG